ATAGGAAAGTATCCTTTATAGCCATTACTGGCTACAGCAATACCATTAACCTCACCGTTACCAATCACAGAACCAGATCCTTTTTCTTTTAAGTTTGGATCTTTAGTTTCTAAGTCAATGGCTATCTCTTCTACTTGTCTAAGATCTGGAAACTCCGTTGGAATAGTCCATTCTGTTTGTGCTTCAAACTTAGGTATTCTCATTGTCATCCTTTTTTAATGTGAACCCTGCTGGTAGAGGTTTTGTGGTAGTGTCCTCTGAATAATCTCTTTCAATAATCATATCGATATAATGTTTTGCTTTTTCAAGATCTTGTTTCTTTCCTTTATCGCGATGTCTGATTATGTATTTAATAGCACATCCCTCCGGATATAACAACTCGTTCTCAGATATAAACTGACTTGGCTGAATTTTATACTTCCGGTAATGAGATCCTGCAATTTGTTTATCCCAAACTTTCGATGTCATAACTTCTCTCCTTATTTTTTCCTGCAATGAAATACAGATTTTGTTTTGCTCGAGTCACACCAACGTACCAAACTCTATGTTCTTCATCTTGTTTCTCTATGCTTCTTTGTAATGATTCTAAAGTACGTTTGGACATATCTAATACTAGTAAAACATTATCAGCCTCTCCACCTTTGGCTGCGTGTATGGTGGATAGTTTGACCCTTGCTCTACCACTTAGGGGTTCTTTTCTTTCTAACATCTTTCTTATGTATAAGCTGTCATCCATATCTAGTTGTAACAACTCATACCATTTTAAATTTTTATCTATCTCTTCTATAGTTTTATATGTTGTGTATTCTAAAATATCTTTGGTCTCCGCTTCGTTTAGTTCTTCACCTTTAATGTATCGTGTCCAATTAATTATGGTCTTGTATAATCTTTCTGAGTAACTTTTCTTGTTTTTATATTCATAATAAATACCTAGATCCTTGAGATCTGGCATTAAATTAATTAACCTATAATTAGTTCTAGCCAATATTAACCAATTGCCATCTTGTATTGGTATCTCTTGAAGTGAATAAGACTCAGGATATATGTTCCCTGTTTCCTTACGCGGTTGCCATGTTTTTAATATTCGTCTCTCATCAGGAATACGATTTAGTATTTTATTGGCCATAGATTGTACGCTCTGTGGCACACGATATGACTTCGGTAATACAATCTCTTTACTAGTTTCTTTTTGAAATCTTTCTACGTCAGCCCCTGCCCAACCATAGATAGCTTGATCATCATCACCAGCTAAAACAATATGTTTTGATTTCTTTTTAAGTTCATCGTACATCTTCCATTGTATAGGTGATAAGTCCTGTGCTTCATCAATAAACACAACATCAAACGTAGGGCAGAGCTCCCCCGCACGATCGATAAACTTTTGTATCATATCGTTAAAGTCAACTAATTTAAAAGCCTCTTTTCTGTTATCAAGCTCTATTTTTAATATTTTAACAATCTCAAAGTCTAGATCTTCAGAATACATATTAGTATTAAACTCATCTTCAATAGATATGTTTTTTATTTTAGCTGAAGATATTAATTTAAAATATTCACTGTTTGAATCAACAAAACCTGTACTGTCTTCACCATTTGAAAATACGGATACCTCAATGCCAACTTCTCTACCGATGGCAGCATAGTCTTCATTCTGCATAACATTACTCTTTTTCATACCTAAAAGATTAAAAGCAAATGAATGTAGCGTTTGAAAGTATGGTAGATCTTTATCTTCTAACTCAGGATGTTTATCCAACATTCTTCCTCTAGCCTCTCCTGCAGCTTTTTTAGTAAAAGCAAAATACCCTATCCTATGTAATGGTGTGCCAAACTTAACGAGTGTTCTTACATAGTGTAAAAGTTTTGTTGTTTTACCTGTACCAGGAGGACCCAATATCTTTCTAATCATATGATCTCCTTATCGTAATTAATTTTATTATGTAAAATTTTTACACTTTGAAATTTTTCGAGAGATATCTTAATTAAATGTTTTGTTGGCGTATTGTATTCACCTTTCTTTTGTGATGGAAACCTCTTCTCCTCAATAAATTCTAAATTGCAATCTTTATAAAACTCCTGTATCATTACGCCCGTTTTATCTTCGGGATACTTCCATCCACTATTTTTTAACTTGTTATAAAAACTTGCAAATTTAAAATAAGCAAAGCCATCATCAATTAATACACCACCAGATTTAAAGCTGACATCGTTCTGTGCTCTTGCTCCATTTATCTTTTGGTGTAATTGATCATGTAGTTTTTCTTTTGGTGTTGTACCTATCGGTGGATCTTGCACTGTTAATGTTCTGTATAAATCTTCTAAAACTTTTTGATCATCACCAGACTTAATCATGGGTGGTGGAAAACCCGCATACTTTGATATGGCATTACGTCTTTTTCTTTGATCGTTAACGTGCTCCACGTTTCGACAATGCACTGTTCGTACATCTTCACCATCGGGTAGAGTAACATCAAACGTGTATTCTGCATCTGGTTCTAAATCAATCTTGACTAAATTAGTAAGGATTGGATAGCTACCTTTAGATCCGCACAGCACACCAAACTTTCTTTTTACACAGATACCTTTTTTACAATAATCACTAATAGGACTCTGTGTACATGTGTATCCTTTGTATGTATCTCGCCATGATTTTAGTTTAGCTTTTAATTTATTTTTATCCCATGCGTGTGCATTGGCACCAGAAAAAAACTTAACGGGTGCATCCATAACCATCTGCTCCCAATTCTCTTCATACTTTAATTTTACAAAGACATGATAGTTATAGAGAAATCTATCTTTACCATCGAACCCTTCTTCTTTGGTTAGTTTAGATAGTTCTGCCAAACACGGCGGTCCCTCTCTAAATATATCATCAACACCTTGCATAGCCACAGCATCTATACTGTCTGTTACTTTTTTAAGGTCTTCTTCTACAACAAGATTAGCTTGTATAACTTTCATAAATTCTTCGAAAGAGAATTTAGTTCCATCCATATTTAAAGCTATTCTTTCTGACTTTTTAAAATAAGGTAGATTAATAAAATTACCTTTACTTATTTTTCCTGTTTCAGAATCTTTTACTAGTCGTGTTTGTTTTGGAAATATTTCTGTGTCGTATTTTAATTTAAATAATGGCAACAGATTACTTAGAAAAGATCTTAACACTGTTGCGCTAATAAAATCTTTTAAGAATATATAAAGATGCATACCACCACTTTTAGACAGCACGGGTATCAATGGTAAATTAAACTTCTGTATTGTATCAAAAAACTTTTTACGGTCGTACTTCTCATAATCTTTGAAGTCGACATCGATGGCACCGAACCTTGCTAGTCCATCCTTCGTACAAGGTTGGATACCGATCGACCTTTCTCCAGCCAAGTGTTCGTTGTAGACTTGGTCTGTTATGTCCTCATCGTTCCAACGATAACTTGGTTTCTGCTTTTTGGTAATAGGATCTATTTCAAGGCGACTCATGTCGGCTTGACCATACGCAAGATCATACCCAGCGAAATATTTAGAAAATAAATTATCCATAATTATTTAAAGGGCGGATCCAGTCTCCCATCACCGCCCTTTCTTCCAACGAGGGAAGTCCTAAATAATCGAATCTTTCTCTGATGATTCATTTCCATGTTTGACTTTTACTTGTCCTTTGGAAATGTTTTCAGAGAACGCTTTCGCTTGTGAGTAAAGAGCTGCGTCTTCTATTGGACCCACCTTGTTTACTTTCCAACCAAACCAAGTGCCTTTATCATTTGACATTTGAGTTGTTGCTAAATTGTAAATATGACTAAATGCAGGTGGCTGATATAGATTACCACTCTTGCCTTTTAATCTTAGGCTTGACAACATTGAGTTCCAATTTCTACTCACTTTTAGTTGTGTAGATTTCATTGTAATCAAAGCTGTGCATGGGCTGTCACCAGTTACAATTACATAATGACTCGCAGTTTTTTCTACGTAATTACCATTGGGTAATCTGTCTTTGTAGTTTGCATCCGGTTTTGTTTTACTGATTACGTCAGATGTAGACGGGTGTACTGTTACTGGCGCACCAGAACCTTCACCTCTATCTTTCCACTCGACATACTCAAGTTTATAAAAACAAGGTATAAGATTGATACCCTTCTCACCATCAAAAAGTTGATGAGATACAGAGTTATATATCATACCTGGTTCTGCACCTTCGACATACTTACCATCCCTTTTGTTTACTTCGGGAGATAATTGTCCAAGGATTTTCAAAAAAGGCAGCGCTAGATCTTCTTGACCTAACGTACCTAAACCTTTTCCAGCATCCTGTTCCATTACATTGGCAGGTAGGCTAGCAGTTTTTTTTGTTACGTTTCCTGTTTCCATATTATTTGTTCCTTGTTATTTTAGTTCTGTTGCCTGAGAACACGTTAAACAAGTCCGTTGGCATATCCTGTCCAGCCTCGATACGCTCACGGACTAGTGCTTTAAGTGTCATGGGTTCGACCTTTAGTTTCTGGACGGGTTCGTACCCTTGACCTTGCGCAAGGACAGCATAATGCTGTGCCTTGTTATCTTCGTCACGACCAAAGGCAACGGTTATCTCATTTTTGATAAGATCACCTAAGCCGTGCTCACGAAGCCATTTAAATGCTTCTTCCTTCTTAGCAATAGGAATAGAAGCACCGTAGACGGGTTTAACTTCAACAGCTGAACCGTCTGCTAATTTAAGAGATGAGATGTTCATTTCCTGCATGATGGTAGGAATTACCTCACCCGAAACTTTATCTGCCTCTCGCTTTTTATCTTTTAGTTGAATCTCTAGATCTTTTATTTGATCCTCTAAAGATTGCAATCTAACAACTTGCGTTGATAGCTCACCTGCATTATCTGCAGAAGCTAATTCTTTTGTTTTGTCTTGTTCGAAGTCTATACTATTCATTAATTTCTCCTTTCTCATATAAATTGATTTCAATTGGATAGTATCTTTTTTCTTGTTTATCCCACTTTAACAAATTGAATTTACCATTTGTTAATTCTGATATGATAGAACAGGCTACACCTATTATCGCAGGGTCCCCTGTAAGTAACACATAATCAGTGGGTCTATAATCTCTCAACAGTTTTCTTAATTTAAAAATTAATGGACCTGGTGAAAAAATTATTTGTGAAAGTTCTGGTAGTAGAAATTCTAACTTACCATACTGCGAGGCACCCATAATATTAAACTTAGGACGACCATCCCTGGTCCCCGCTA